AGAAAAGATGAGTGCTGGCGAAGCCAAGGGCGCACTGATCGAAAAGGTAACATTTGCTGTGCTACCCATCATGTTTACCTGTGTGGTATACTTGATGAATGCGCTGAGTAATGTTAATCATCAACTGACCATTCTCGAAAGCAAGATGCAGTTGGTTGTGACATCAGACAACAAACAAGCACCAAACATGGGTGCTGAACTGGCTCGTGAAAAACTGCGCCAAGACTTTATGCAGGCTAACACAGAAGCACTATCCCGAAGCAGCTCCAACAAAGCTGTGCTGGACACTTTAGTATGGCGTGTGCAAGAGTTGGAAAAGCACAAAGAGAAACAATCCAACAATAGTGGGAAGAAGTAATGTTGGAACAACTAAGAGAAGTAGCTGGTCTTGGTGGTCCAGCTGCAGTGTTAGCAAACGAACTTTTAGTTCTACGTGAACAATATGAATCACAACAACTAACACTGGAAGAGTTTCAGTTCTTAGTTCAACAAGTTGCAGAAGTAAAAGCAGCCCAAGAATTATCAACTGATGAACAAGCACTTCGTTACATTGTTTCTGCTGCTACTGCGATATCTATGGTGGTATGAAATACCGCACGATATTTATAAGTGATGTTCACTTAGGTACTCGTGATTGTCAAGCAGGTAAGTTAAATAATTTTCTTAAACACAATACATGCGACACACTGTATTTGGTTGGAGATATTATTGATGCATGGAAGATACAGCAGAACAAGTGGCGTTGGAAACAATCTCATACTAACGTAGTTCGTAGAATCCTTGGCCATGCCAAACGTGGCACAAGGGTTATATACGTTGCAGGCAACCATGATGAGTTTTTAAGACCAATGATACCATATGGTTTCAGTTTTGGTCTAGTAGAAATACATAATCAAATAGAACATATCGGTGCTGATGGTAAGCATTACTTAGTTACACATGGTGATCTGTTCGATGGCATAACACGATTAGCACCTTGGATATCATTTTTAGGAGATAAATCATATGACTTCGTTCTTTCGCTCAATAGCAAGTTCAATTGGATACGTCATCGTATGGGTTTTGGGTACTTTAGCCTTAGCAAGTTCCTTAAACACAAAGTAAAAAAAGCTGTGGACTTTATGTTCCAGTTTGAAAAGAATCTAGCTGGATACTGTAAAAAACGTGGCTTTGATGGAGTTATCTGCGGTCATATACACCACGCTGAAATCAAAGAGATCGATGGTGTGATATATATGAATGATGGGGATTGGGTTGAGTCATGTACTGCTTTAGTTGAGCATTACGATGGCAAGTGGGAAATTATTACATGGACCAAGGAAAAAGATGATGTTACAGGATAAAATTACCATAGTAGTTCCATGTAAGAATGAAGAGAACTACATTGCGCATTTGTTAATGCACTTGAGTCAACAACAAATAGGCAATACAAGAATTATTATTGCAGACTGCTCCACTGACAATACACGAGAAGTCATTCAAAAAATGAAGGGTGATCTTAATGTTGAGGTCATCGATGGTGGTCCAGTTTCCTTTGCCAAGAACAGTGGCGCTAAACTAGCAACAACACCATACTTGCTGTTTATAGATAGTGATGTAAGATTTTTTGAAGATACAGTTATAACTGATTGTGTTAACATAATCGAAGAATGTCAATTAGATTTAGTTGGGTTGTATGTAAAATGTTATGATCGAGATAAAAGAGCACACATAGGCTTCATGATGTTTAATTTTGTAAACAGATTAATGCAGTATAAAGTACCTTTCGCAGTTGGTGCGTTTATGCTAACTCGTCGCGATAAATTTGAACAGCTTGGTGGGTTCTCTGAGAAGTATGGAACCAGTGAAGACTTCTTCTTATCTAAACAGTACGATGTTAACAAATTTAAATTAGTGGACCATTTCTTCGGGCAGGACAGCAGAAGGTTTCAGATTATGGGGTACTTTGGTATGGCATGGTATCTGATTAAAAATTTCTGGAACAGAAACAACGAAAACTATTGGAATAAAGTAGACTATTCGAAATATTGGAAATAAATGAAAACCCTTGCTTTGTTTATGCGACATCCAGAATGTTCTACGGATTGCGCATATGCAATGGTGCATGCATTATCCTCTGAGTACCAAATTCGTATATTCGAAGAGAAGGAGTTGGATGATGATAATTTCTTTGAGCATCTTGATGTTATTGCTTTTCCTGGTGGTATCGGGAATAGTGACTCTTATCCTAATTTCTTCACTCGAACAAGAGCGAATCGAATCGCCAGATTCTTGGAATGTGGTGGTCACTATCTTGGCATTTGCATGGGTGCTTATTGGGCTGGAAGCCGTTATTTCGATATACTTGATGATGTCAACCCTGTTCAATATATAAAGCAACTAAATGCAGATGTAAAAAGAAGCTACGGAACAGTAGCTTCAGTCACATGGAAAGACCAAAAAGAAGAAATGTACTTCTATGATGGTTGTGCACTAATTGGCGATGAAACTAAATTTAAAACTATTGCAAGATATAGCAATGGTGATCCGATGGCAATCATCCAAGGTAGAATCGGTATCATTGGTTGCCATCCAGAAGCACCACTTTATTGGTACGAGAAACCTTGGTATTACATAAATAAACACTACCATGGTGGAAAACATCATGAACTATTGCTAGACTTTGTGAACGAACTTACAGAGAAATAGTTATTAGAAAATAACCCTACTGTCTGTAAGGTTTTAAACCCCTGTAAGTTGTTGATACCACAGGGGTTTTTTGTCCTCCAAAAATGTATTGACTTTTATTTGACTTTAGAGCATAATAACTGTGTTAGGGTTGATTAAGGAAAAGGAATTGTGATGACTATAAATGAATTGAATGTTGAATTGAATGATCTTGCAGAGCAAGAAAGAAACGCTGTTGCTGAGGCTGATTATGAATCATACATGGATCGAATGATGGCTGAACACAACATGCGACAGTTTGAAGCATCATCTTATGATGAAGATGCAGTATCATATGGAGAAATGTAATGAGTGACTTGCAATTAGAAATTGTTGATCTTTATGAAGAAGGGATGAAACCCATCTCAATCGCTGGGTTGTTAAAGATCCCATTGGAAATGGTGTACGACGCCATTCAGGCATTTGAAGAAGGGTTCGATGTTGACGAATCCATGGATGGTGACCATGAATCTGCATTGGCATCAGCAGGGTTTGGAACAGATGAAGATTATGGATATTATGGAGATAATGAGTGAATAAATTTGCAATGATGAAACAAAAGAATGCAATCGACAGTGAGATTCTGTTGATTACGCAAGAAGAATGTGCTGAGGTAACTCAGGCTATCAGTAAGGTATTTCGATTCGGTATGGATGATGAACACAATGGGCAAACCAACCGAGAACATCTTGAAGAAGAAATCGGTGACCTCATGTGTATGATTGATCTACTGATCGAAAATGGAATTGTTAGCGAGTCTGCAGTAATGACTGCAAAGAATGAGAAGTTGAATAAACTGATGACATGGTCTAGTATTTTTAAGGAAACTGTATGAACGAAGTTACAATCCATGGCGTAAGTAAGCGTCAGAAGCGTATGTTGAACATCATGTGGAATCTTGACTCGGAGGAAGATTACTTTGAGTGGTACAATTCTCTAGATGAGAATCTACAGAAAGAAGCTGAGTTGTTGCAACGTCTGATCATCATGGCAGAACTGGACAACGAAGTACTTAATACATCTGGTGCCAAGGAACTATTAAAGAAATTTGCTTTGTAAGAGGATATCGTGTATAATAAACCATTGAAACCTAGAAATCTTGTAGCAAAAGATTTGCGTACTCCGAAATACCGCATGCGTGTAGTAGAGAGTAAGGTTCAGTACATTCGACAACCAAAGCACAGAAAGGCAGACCATGGACTTGGAGTATGAGATTCATCGAGAAGGTTTAACACGAACAGTTAAAATTAAGAGTCATGCATATGATTTGATTGAGTTTACTATTCGTCAGAAACTTATTACCGAAACAGGGAAAGAATTATGCAATAGTGGTCATACATCTTTCTTTGAGACTAAAGAATTCGTTGAATTCTTTGGACCAATTATTAATGAAATGAAAGTGAGATTAGACAATGGCATTCCAAACAGTATTCAAGAATGAAAAAGAGTTTGAAGAATTTAAAACATGGACAATTGGAGTTCTCCACGATGAACACATCAAAGATCTGTGCGTTACTTTTACCAAAAAAGATGGTACCGAAAGAGCAATGCGTTGCACCCTTGTCGAAGGAAACATTCCAGCAGACAAGAAACCAACATCCGAAGCCAGCACTGCAGGTCGCAAGACTAATGGATCCGCAATGGCAGTCTTCGATACAGAAAAGTCTGAGTGGAGATCTTTCCGCTGGGATTCAGTAACTAAAGTGGAGTTTACATTATGAAATCTAGTATTCTTGTGTGGCTTGGTGTCATTCTCGTTCTTATTGTTCTTGCACCACTTGCAACAATCTGGTCACTGAACACATTGTTCCCGATTCTCAACATTCCAATGGGATTCGATACGTGGCTTGCATCCCTAATCCTAGCTGGAGTAGTGGGTGGAACAACTGGGGTTTCGTTTAAGAAATAACCCTACACTGTTGAGGGTTATTGTTTGACACTAATCGTGCTTTGAGGTATAATAAATACTTATTATGGAGGTTCCAAACCTATGAATGCAAATGCCGCAAAACGAAGAGCGAAGAACAATGCGATCCTCAACAAGATCGTTGATGAGCCAGTGCTCACAGAAGAAAATTATAATTCAGATCTTAACCATGCACTTGGCTGGTACAATATAAACTTTGACGAGAAGAAACGTCGTAAGAGTGCACTTGAATACTTTGCCAAGGCTGGACAAAAAGCTGAAGTCATTGCAATCAATCGTGCCACTGATTTTGAAGTCAGATCTCTTGGAGTAGTCTGTCGTCTTGCATCACGTGATCAACCACTTAGCGAAAAGCACCAGAATTTTATTTCTGACACAGCATCAGAATTGGTTCGTAAGTACAAACTAATCAAAGAAGTTAAAAAAGCAGAAGTTGTTTCAACTCCAGTCGTTTCTATACAAGAACGAATGGAAGAATTAGCACGTAAACATGCAGCAGAATTCGATGGAGCAATAGATGACTTTATCACAACGAAGACAACGCAGTTCTCGGCAAAGAATTATCTACTTTCAAATGAAGTATCAGCACCAGTTGCAAAACGAATTGGAGAATTTTATGTACCACAACTCCAAGAAATCGAAGACGCAATTGCAGGAAACGACGATCAACTTGTCGAAGGATATTCATTCTTAACGAAAAAAGAATTGAAGAAGTATGCTGAGTTTTTGCGTGGCATTGTAGCTGACTGCCAACAACAGGTTCAGACTGCTAAAGCAAACAGGTCTCCACGTAAACGCAAAGCACCACCACCATCTAAGGTTGTGGCACGTATGAAATTCATGCGTGAGTTTGTTGAACTAAAACTCAAGTCTTGCAAGCCAGAAGATATACTTGCCTCAAATGAACTTTGGGTGTATAATACTAAGTATCGTAAGGTTACTGTATACAAAGCAGAGGGTGGAACACTTTCTGTTAAAGGAACTACGATCCTTGGCTTTGATGTCAAGAATTCCAAGACACTTATGTTACGTAAGCCAGAAGAATTCTTTAAAGGACTTGCGATGGGCAAGCGTGCATTGAATGGTGCAATGAAAACAATAACAACAAAACCGACTGTACCAAATGGTCGCATCAATGAAGAGTGTATTCTTCTCGGAGCATTTTAATGGATTTTACATATATTGATGAAGGCATCAATGCTGTCGTCATCGATAATTTCTTTAATGAAAATCAACTTAAAGAAATTATGACTGAGTTAAAATGGTTGACTAAAGAAAGTGTATTAGTTGGAGAGAAACAACTCGATACTGCAGAGAATGAGTATGGTGCATTGGCTTCCAAAAGTGGAGTGTTTTTAGAATCTGTTTTCAATAACTGGAGACACTCAGCATTAATTTCTTCATCAGTACATCAGATGAATTCAAAAGAATTTCATAATGGATTGATGTCTCACAATGAATTATATAAAACTTTATTTTATTGTAATCATCGATCTCATCTTCTTTCTTACTACCAGAATGCAGATTACTATGGTGCGCATTGTGATGCGTCATTCTATACAATGTTAAGTTACTTTCATACCGAACCTAAGAAGTTTAAGGGTGGCGAAATAATTTTGAGTTCTTATACTCAAGAAAAGAAAGCCACTATTGAAATTAAACCAAATAGGATTGTATTGATTACATCCAACACATGGCACGAAGTAGCAAAATTAGAGTCTGATGCCAACATGCCAAAGTATAGTGGTGATGGAAGATATTGTAATGCTATATTCTTGACTAGAATTGATGATAAACAATGGGTACAAGATCCAAATGGTGGTGGTAAATATATTGATAACCCAGAAGTTGGTAAATATTCTGCAGATAAAGTGAGAAAGAAATGATATTAATTGATTATTCGCAGGTTGCCCTCAGTGCTATCTTAACCTTCCAGCGAGAGTTGAAGGGTACAGAAAGCGAGATTAAGAATTTGATTCGCCATGTAACACTATCCACAATCAAATCATACAAGAAAAAGTATGGTAAAGAATATGGAGAAGTCATTGTATGTTGTGATGGTCGTAAGTACTGGCGCAGGGAATTCTTTCAATACTATAAAGATGGTAGAAAGAAAACACGTGAAGCATCTGACTTAGATTGGCACTTGATCTTTGATACACTTAATGAGATGCGTCAGGATATCGCACAGCACTTTCCGTATCGTGTAATGCATCTAGATCGGTGCGAAGCAGATGACATCATTGCAGTACTCACAGAGTGGGCTCAAAACAATCAACTAGTACAAGAAGGATTGGTTGAGGATCCACAAAAGATTCTTATCCTTTCTTCTGACAAAGACTTCAAACAGTTGCAGTTATATCCTACTGTGAAGCAATGGTCACCGATGCAAAAGAAATACATTACTGCATCTCAGAGAGAAATCATCGAGTATAAAATCGAACACATTGTTAAAGGTGATGCTGGTGATGGTGTTCCAAATATCCTAAGCAAAGACGATGTATTCTCTTCTGGCGATAGACAAAAACCAGTCAGTGCAAAACGACTACAAGAATTCTTTGATAATGGATTTATTGCATGTAAGAATGACGAAGAACGTCGTAACTGGCATAGGAATTCTACTCTGGTTGACTTCAAATTTATTCCAGAGCAGATTAAATCTGACATTATCGCAGAGTACCTAAGTAATAAACCTACTGGTGACAAAATGTCGATCATGAACTACCTCATGGAACATCGTTGCCGATTTTTGTTAGATGAGATTGAGGACTTTTAAATGAGAAAATATATTGTACAGATCCTTCAGGAAATCCAAGATAATCCTAAGGTAATTGAAACCTATAAAGATGATGTTCCATTAAGGATTCTTTTCGAGTACGCATTCCTTTCAGAAAAGAAAATGATTCTTCCTGAAGGTGAACCACCATACAAACCTGCCGATGAACCATTGGGTATGACACCAACCAATTTGTTCAGTGAGATGAAGAAACTTTATATTTTCTGCCGTGCAGATCTTACACCACTAAAGCGTGAGAGTTTATTCATTTCTTTCATCGAAGGATTGAAGAAAGAAGAAGCCAGTATTATCATTGCAGCCAAAGACCAGACTTTACATAAATTGTATCCTAAAATTACTAGGAAATTAGTCAGTGACGCTGGATTTATTCCTCCACTCCCTAAGAAAGTCAAAGAAAGTGCAACATCTTAAACCCGAGGATAGAGATTTTCTATTGTTTTTGATGTCATTAAAGGATGACGAATTTACGATGTTATTAAATAGTATGTCTGCCGATGATTGTATGAGAGTCGCTGTCATGATTCAAGAAGCAAAAGATGAATTCTATGATGACGTAATGGAAGCAGAAGGTATGCCTGATGCATTTGAGTTAATGAGAAAGATCAAGGCTAACATAGCCGATAACTGAGAGGAAAATATATTATGCCTAATTGGTGTTACAATACTGTGACTCTGTCACATGAAGATAAAACTAAAATTGATGCCTTCGAAGAAGAACTTCAAAAAGAAAAATCTGAGCCACTGAATCATCTGCGTCCAAATCCAGATGGCGCATGGGACTATGGTTGGTCAGTTGAAAACTGGGGTACAAAGTGGGATGTTTCCATGCAAGATTGGGAACGAGAAGATGATAATACTATCGTAATGCATTTTGATTCTGCATGGGCTCCTCCAACCACACTTTACGAATTTCTTTTCGGAGAAGGATGGGATGTTCGTGCATTATATCATGAACCTGGAATGGGGTTCATTGGTAAGTATGAAGATGGATGTGATGAATACTATGACTATGATATTAGCGATCGTGATTCAATTGAAGATCTGCCAGAAGATCTAATTGATTTTGGTGGCTTAATGGATGAAGTTGAGCGTTACGAAGAAGAACAAGAAGAAGAACGTCTTTCTGAATTAGAACGTACTGATTGGTTCAATGCATCAGTAAATCCTGTTCATATTGGTCGCTACGAAGTTCAAACTGATGCTTGGCCATATCCACAATATTGTAATTGGGATGGTAAAACATGGAGTCGCTGGGATGGTGATGATGTAGTAGTTACTCTATGGCGTGGATGGGTTGGCGAAGAATGGGATGCTGCAAAGGCATTGGATGATATTCTATTCGAACAAGCAGAAACTAAATGATATTCAATTTTAAAAAGAGTACGATAACTGTTGATTGTTTCACACACAGTAGAGCAGCATATGAGTTGTATACAATTCGTAAGGCTGTTCGATACTATCCAGAAACAATTAAAAAGATGGAACCATCTATCCCAATTATTGATAGAGAAAGTGGCATCACAATACAAACACCAACACTAAAGAAGTGCACTGGACTAAATGGTTTGTATACTAAAGGTGCTATAATTCCACTGTGGATGGATTTTATTTGTGAACCAAAAACACATGGACAAGATAAGTCTAGATTGGGACTAACTGATCAGAATAAAGTTCATAGTCTTCAAACTCATAGTCATGATCAGTTTCCAGGAATGTTTAATGACTACTATCATATGAAATTCGGTGGAGTTTGGAACATCGTAGAAAATACTGGAATCAAATTTATATGGACTCCTGCTATCTGGAACTTAGAAGAACATGATCTAAACGATAAGATTATCATTCCATATGGACTAACATATTATGATGAACAACCACAAACTAATCTTAATATTTTTGTCAAAAAGGATGCGCCAAACTTTATCTTGAAGGCAGGTACTCCAATGATTCATATCATTCCTTTGACCGAAAGGGAAGTAGAATATAAATGTCATCTTGTAGATTTCGAGACATGGGTTACTAAAAATAAAATCCCACCAGATTTACCAATGGTTTATGAAGGTACTCGTAATGCAAGATATAGAAAAGAAAAAGCATTTCAAGATAATATCGAGAAAGAAGAAAAGAAAGCCAAGTGTCCATTCGGGTTCGGAAGATGAAACAAAAATGGATTGATGCATTTATGGACACAGCTGATCGATTTGCTCAGCTGTCGAGTTCAAGACGTTTGCATGTTGGTGCGGTAGTCGTAAAAGATAATCGTATCATATCAATTGGTTATAATGGAACACCTGCTGGTTGGGATAACAACTGTGAAAATGAATTTGGATTAGATTTTAATGGTAATCCAACTTTGGTAACGAAAGATGAGGTAATACATGCTGAAGCAAATGCGATCTCTAAGTTGGCAAGATCGAACGACTCTGGGCTTGGTGGTGCTATGTTTATTACTCATGCTCCTTGTGTGGATTGTGCCAAGTTAATTTATGGAGCAGGTATAAATACAGTGTATTATCGAAATTCATATCGAGATACAAGTGGATTAGATTTTTTAATTAAATGTAATATAGGAGTTGAACAAGTATGAAATTTTATGAGAAAGCACTACGTAGTTTGGGTAAGGTTGTCACATGGCGTATTCTAGTGACCATCACTAACTTTATCGGTGGTTACATAGCATCTGGATCTTGGATGGTTGGTCTTGGTGTTGTTTCGTTTGCGCTAGTGGTGAACAGTATCCTATACTTCTTCCACGAACGTGCATGGAACAAAATTGATGCGGGTAAGGAAATTAAAGAAGATGGAACCAATTCTTAAAGGATGGGTGTGGAACATTCCATTTTATCCATGTTCGCTTAATGGATGTAGAACTGTAAAAAGTATTTTCTGGTATGATTCTTCAAATGATTTAGAGTTTACCAAACATACTACAGAGTATCAGATTGTAGTTCCTGAGTCAGAGATAATTATATCTCCTGTTGATCTTTTATATGTTCGTAAAAATTTAGATAGAATATCAAGAGAAAATATACAGATAATCACTCCAATAAATGGTAAGTGGGTTGTTTGTGATATTCCATGGCAGGAATCTAGTAAATCGTTTTTGTCTTTAGGTTAAAGCATGATTCATAATTTTTTAATACATCGTCTCAAAGATGTAATTGATCTACCGAAATTTCAAAAATTCAAAGCAGATAACTTCGATGAAATCTTTCCATACTACATGGAGTTGGAGTTAGAAAATTGGTATAACAAAGACAATAATTTTATAAATGGAAACATGAGTGGTTTTCAGGATAGAACTAGAACACTACCACACTATCTTAAGATGACTGGTTGGGAACCACTCCCAGAAAAAGATAGCAGTTTTGATAAAACATTTAAGCAGATAACTCTAGAAACAGCCAAGTCAATTGTTGATCGTGCCAATGGCCAGCAGATTGCTATTTCTTGGAGTGGTGGGCTTGATAGTACTACAGTATTGTTTGCACTAATGCAGTATGCTGATCCAAAACAATTACACGTTTTCTGTAACTGGTACTCTATCATTGAATCTGGATCTTTGTTTGATCGTTTCATTCGTGGTAGAGGAATTCGATATTCTTTAAATACATCAGTCACTAATCCAGAATTTGCAGAAGGATTAATTGTTACTGGTTATCTTGGTGACCAATTGTTTGGTAAACTTCAAACATTAGATTACGATCAGTGGAAACTGAATTGGAGAATTGGTATGACAAACAAACAAGTAGAGTGTATGGAAAGTATGTTAGAGAACTACCCCAGTGCTCATCGTGTTCATAACAAGAAACATTTTTCTAGATTCATCGAGTTGAATTGTAAGTGGCAGATGGGTAAGACCAATCGTATGCGTAACATGCCAAAGGAAATTGCTTCTCGTATGATTAACTTTTATGAGACTGTGGACTATCAGAAATGGTCACTTGGTTCATATGAGGAATGGCACATAGATTCGAATCCACTGACATACAAATTACCACTAAGAAAGTTTCTAAGAGAGATGATGGAGACTGATTACTACACTGCAAACAAAGTTGTCCAGACTTCTCACTATCATATTTTAGATCATAATTGGGTCATGCTTTTAGAGGATGGTACTAACTTACATGTAAAGGATTTTAAATGATAGAGAAGATTAAACAATTTTTTTTAGAGTTGAATGAACTTAGAAAAATATATGATTGTCCAACAAATACTGGATTAAATTGATATAAATAAAGACAGAATCCCAGCGTGATGATACCCAGCGATTAGTCTAAAACACTAAACAAATTATAGAGGAAAAATATGAAGAAGATTTTAGTTACATTATTGCTGGCAGTTTCTGCATCTGCCTTTGCTCAGTGGCAACCAACAAAACCTATTGAAGCGATTATGGCATGGACTCCAGGAAGTGTCAATGAATTGTCATTCCGTATCTTAGCTAAACAGGTTGAGCAAAATACTGGTGCAAAATTTATTATTATGAATCGTGCTGGAGCAGGTGGTGTGATTGGTACAGAAGAGTTGAGTAAGAAACCAGCTGATGGATATTCAGTTACCAACGTATCAGTTCCAGGTATTGCAGCAATGGACAAAGTTCAAGTCCAAGGTAATGGTCGTAGTTATACTACTGACAGTTTTGTTTACCCAACACACATTGCATCTAGTCCATTCGTGATTGCGTCACATCCAAATGATCCAGCCAAAACTCCGAAACAATTTTTAGATTCTTTAAAGAATGATAAGGTTTCCATTGCTGCGTCTGGTGGTGCACGTTTAGTCTATGAAGGTATCTCTGCTCGTGTTAAATTTCCAGAAGGTAAAGATGGAGTAGTTCGAGTTGACCACAAAGGTCCAGTCGATGCACTGGTAGATGTTGCTAGTGGTAATGTTCGTTATGCGATTGTTCCATCTCTAGTTGCAAATGCTCTTTACAAAGATGGGCGCATTAACATTATTGCTCTAAGTGCTCCACCTCCAATGCGTCAATTCCCAGGAATTCCATTGTTGGATACTGCTTTACCAAATTTCAACATCACAGGTATGTGGGCTCTTATGCTTCCAGCTGGAACTCCAAACGATGTAGTTGAATGGTATACCAGAGAGTTCACAAAGGCTATGAAGTCGGATGAAGCAAAGGCTATCTTCTATGATAATCTACTCTTAGAAAGAACAGACTTACAGAATCCTAAATCAATGGGAGAGTGGGTGAAGTCTCGTGAAAAACAGTGGCAACCTCTGGTTGATACAGTTTTAATCAAAAATAATCAAAAATAATCAAACTCTAACTTAAAAAAGTTATAAATAGAATCGTGTGATGTGCCAATTTTTGGATCACCGTTAACTTGTAAACAACTTAAAGGAATTACAAAAATGACAGCTACTACAGTTAAACCAGCAAAAGAATTTTTAGACGATCTATGGGAATCTTTCATGCCCTTACATAAAGTTGCCGAGATCCAAACTCGTCAGTTCTTTGCAGAAAAAGGTAAAGATAAAGAAGCCCTAGAAAACTTCTTCCATATTCGTCTCTCTAACGAGCGCATGAACATGATTGAACTTTCTAAGAAAGTTTCTGAACTACCAGCCCTAACAGATCCAGAAGAGTGCCGTTTGCTTTCTAAGCAAGCATGGGACGAAGCTGAGCACTTCCGTATTGTATACGAAGTTCTTGAGCATCTAACTGGTGAAAAGCCAAACCTAGAAAAAATCTGGGAAACTTATGGTAAAGTTGATGTCCGTATGGGCGCATCTTTGATCCAGAAGTATGAGGCTCATGGTAATCCAATCATGATGCACTTGTATCAGTACATGGCTGAAGGTCGTGCCTCTCACGTTTGGAACACAATGGCACAATGTGCTGGCGATGAGTTCATTCAGAAGCGTTATGATCGTGTTGCTCGTGACGAAAAGTTCCATAGCAATATCGGTCGTTTGATGCTTGAGAAAATTGTTACTACTCCAGAAGCACAAGCCGAATGTTTGTCTTTGGTTAAAGAAATGGTTTGGGATCTATTTGAGTGTTCATGCACTTCATTGGGTGATTTCAAGACTGCTTCTCCAGAAGTTCAACAAATCATGGTAGAAGGATATGGTCAACCACATCGTGATCTATGTGTTGAGTTCAATGGTAAGGAAGCACTCGCTGCTTAATTAACCTTTCTTTGTTATGAGAATTTTGATCTCAATGAGGGATTTTCGGATCCCTCCTAATAATTTTTTATTCGATTGCCTAGAAAGAAGCTGGTATTCTTTCCTAGGCAATCATCATTTAATCCCCCATGCAAATACAAGAACAGTTGATGAAACTATCGACTTTGATTGTTTAGTGTTGTCTGGTGGATCTGATAGTGTAGCAAGAAATGTTACAGAGAATCTTTTATTTCTCCATGCAATCAAACGCAAGAAACCTATCCTTGGTATATGCCATGGAGCATTTGTTGTCAATGAGTTGAGTGGTGGAAAGAATCAGATTGATTGGAACATTGTACCAACGCATGAGAACAGTGAACATGAAGTAACAATGGATGGCAAGAAAGTTCTTGTCAATAGTTATCATGGACAGACCATCACACAACTTGGTCCACAAATGATTCCACTTGCCATGCATGAACCAGACAAAACAATCGAAGCATTCAAACATCAAGCACTGCCAATTTATGGCATTGTGTGGCATCCAGAGAGAATGGACGTGCCAGTCCTACCAGAAGAAGTTGCAATTCTTTTAAAATAATTGTTGACTTTCATCAAATAGTACTGTATAATAGGTGCTGTAGTGATGAAAAACTCCTATATAAATGATAACCCTACGAAATGTAAGGTTGTTAAAAGTAAGTTTGACTTTAATCCGAAAGAAGAATATAATTCTACCATGAACTCGAAAATGATATCCTCGTTAAGCAGAAAGCATCTACCGCTAGTTAATAGTGGTTGGACATGCTCACGCCCACAGTATACATTTGCGATTGAGTTGGACAGTGGGGTTTTTGGAAAGTAAAGTAAACAGACAAAGTTTATTTCCCAAAACCCTCTACCTGAAAAGTTAGAGGGTTTTTTGTTTTAGGGGTTGACGATAGTGTCAACATGAGATAAGATCTCGCCCTGTTCTTTAAAAATTTGCGTACCAAATGTTCCCGAGTGGTGTAGTGGTAGCACAGCAGACTTTGACTCTGCTAGTATAAGTTCGATTCTTATTTCGGGTGCCAAACAAAAACACATTGATCATCTAATTGGTCAGGATGGTGTTCGTAAGGCATTAAATGTAGGTTCGAATCCTACTCAATGTGTTTTTGTTTGGTAAGTTTTTGGGGGGTATAACTTAGTGGTAAAGTAGTAGGCTTTTAACCTATTAACCAGAGTTCAATTCTCTGTGCCCCTACCAATTATGGTGTCGTTAGTTTAGTGGTAAAACTACGGGTTGTGATTCCGTCATCATGAGTTCAATTCTCATACGATACCCCAATTTTTATGCCGAGATAGCTCAGTTGGTAGAGCACTTGTTTGAAGCACAAGGTGTGGGCGGTTCGATCCCGTCTCTCGGTACCAGTTATTCCCGATTAGCTCAGAGGTAGAGCAATCGCTTGATAAGCGATAGGCGAGTGGATCGTTACCACTATCGGGAACCAAGTTTCGCCCTATTAGTATAATGGCATTACACCTGTTTTGTAATCAGGTTACGGCAGTTCGATTCTGTCATGGGGCACCAAGTTTTTACTCCGATTGGTGAAATGGTATCACTCATGGTTTGGGACCATGGAGCGCAAGTTCGATTCTTGCATCGGAGACCAAAGTTTTGCATCGTTAGCTCAGTGGTAGAGCGTCTCGTTTACACCGAGAGGGTCGGCAGTTCGAAACTGTCACGATGTACCAAGTTAAGGAAGATAATGCAGCGGGGTTGGTCCTGCGACCAGCCTTGAAAACTGGGTTCTGAGAAATCGGATGGGGTTCGACTCCTCTGTCTTCCGCCAGATTATGCGTCTTTAGTAAAATGAATATTACACATCGCTACGAACGATGAAGTGGGAGTTTGATTCTCTCAGGACGCACCAAGAGTTAGGAAGATGGGCAGGACGGTAATGCAGCAGTTTGCTAAACTGTAGATTATAGGAATATGGTCACAGGGTTCGACTCCCTGATCTTCCACCAGAGTTTGCGGATATGATGGAATTGGTATACATATCAGACTTAAAATCTGAGTTCTCCGAGTTCGACTCTCGGTATCCGCACCAAGTTTATACGGCATTAGTATAATGGATAATACAGTAGGCTTCTACCCTACGAATGTGGGTTCGATTCCTGCATGCCGTACCAGAGTTTGGGCAGGTAGCTTAATGGTAAAGCAGTGAACTCATAATTCATTGAGTCTGTGTTCAATTCACAGTCTGCCCACCAAGTTTTGTAGTCATAGCCTGGAGCTAGGGTAAGGGGTGTTGCGGAACCACAGCGTGGCGTTAAATATCGAGGCGCAACTTAATCAGATTGTGTTCGACCTGCTACAAATTCATTATGCCCCGATGGACAAATTGGCAAAGTCGTCTCTCTCAAAAGGAGAAATGTTGTGAGTTCAAATCTCACTCGGGGTACCAAGTTATGTAGGTGGAGCCAGTTGGACAGGCACTGGATTGCAAACCCATGGAAGTGAGTTCGATTCTCACCATCTACTCCAAAGTTGCAAGTTAGTTAAAATACTTGTTGACACCAATGCCTAGATGGTGTATAATATAGTCTAGTTGGTTAGGAATTCAAAAGTCCCTTCTGAGTCTTTGTTGCGAAACAAAGCGTAGGGCAAAGTGGTCTGAATGTTGCAACTCGCTTACATTCTCCCACTCAGTGCTTTGATAGTTTCCACTTCAAGAAACTATCACCATGCTCGGTTCGTCTATCGGTTAGGACACTGCCCTTTCACGGCAGGAAGAGGGGTTCGATTCCCCTACCGAGTACCAGATTTAATTGTATTGGGTTGCCAATACCAGTAGGTGATTTATGCAGAGAACTAAATCCTAGTGACGGCTAGGCTCTGCTGAGTTACACGAAACCTTGAGATCATATCAGGAGGACGCTGGATAAAGTTGGAACGTAATGTGGTTGACAAACAAGTCCATGGACGGCATGGTAGGGCAGGTTCAAAACTGTTATTTTTGTCAAACATCCCAGTATAATTAAATGTGGTATTAGTTTAGTATTATCAAGGTATCGTGTATGGACGCATGCACTACTCGACAGTTAGGGTGCGACTGACACTGTCTGATATAACTGCCACTCGCTCGCCAGAGGAAGCACCTTTATTGGCAAATGGGCACGATAATACTAAACTAATATCATGGAGCAATTGATGCTATGGCGTGTGCATCCTCAGACTGTAAATCTGATCCCTCTGGGTAAACAATCTTGGTTCGACTCCAAGTTGCTCCACCAGTTCTCGTTACTACTTTCGTTAAAGTAGCGTTTGACTAGCGATAGAGGTTCGGTGGCAGAAAACCGTAAGCGAGGTGAAAACCCTCAGACTCTGATAGGCAGAATCTCAACTGCACACAGACTAAAGAATAAATGGAGATGGACAGAGTAACTGCTCGATTAGGGGCTGGGTTGGAAACCAGTAGCCTATACTTATTTTGGCTCGTTCGTATAATGGTCATTACGTCGGATTGTCTATCCGATCACGGGAGTTCGATTCTCCCACGAGTCGCCAGTTTTGTGGTAAGGAAAGTAAAAGGAGAATGGGCAACGAATAGGGGTTTGAACCCTGAGTAGTAGATACCTCACCTGCCACAAATTAGTTTTGTAAATGCTGTTTACAGCAACCGAGTTACAAGTTTAGAGTTGAGGCTCTAATATCGAAAGATAATTAGTTCACTAATACCGTGTTACAAGTGAAGGGTTGAGGCTCTTCTTTACATATTTTTATTATTCCAGTGTAGCACAGCGGTAGTGCAGTTGACTGTTAATCAATTGGTCGTAGGTTCGATCCCTGCCACTGGAGCCAGTTTTTGTTGTTTGTTATTATTTGAAAGGTTTGATATGGAAATGATTAATCTACGCAAAGCAAATGCGTTGCAAAGCGAGATCCGTAAAGCGATCTCTAGTTCTGGTGTTAGCGATACTGCTACCATCACTGAGTACACCAAAGATATTGCTGGTGGTCTTGAGAAAGCAATGGCAGATTATGCCACTGATGTTACTCGTAAGGTAGCATTGAACACTGCGTTGTTTAACATTCGTAAAAGTGTTGCTCAAGCAAATGCCAACAATGGTATTAGCGATATCCTCGCTGATGTTGAGTTGATCGATGCCAAGATCACAGTTTATAGCGCAGTTGCTACCAAAGCAGTTGCCAAAACTCTTGATGAGATCAATGCTCGTATCGAGAAGATGAAAACTGCACCAACTGATGCTACTGGTCGCAGTGCTATCTATGGCGATCGTTACAACACAGTGGAAACATCTGTTGTTGAGCAAAGCACTATTGATGCTGCCAAACAAATCGTAAAGCAATTGAAGCGTGAGAAACAAACTCTTCAAGATAAGTTGTTGGCTCTGAATGTCAACAGCATGATTGGTATCGATAATGTTGACGAGATGGTATTGAAGATAGAAGGTATTCTGTAAAGTTTAGAGGGACAATGCGAATACGAGAGCAGATGGATAGTTGCAAAAACTAATATCCTACAAAGATATTGGATCAGGTCTTGAAAACCCTATTCCGAACATCGTGCCCAAACTTATAGTGTTATGCTCCACGTTTATACTTGACTGTTATAGTCGCTGCTTGTTGCTACGTGGATAAACTCTTGTGGGCTGTTTTTTGAATGTTGCGTGTTGCATATTGCATCGCGACTATTCGCTTGAATTGAAACATTGTTCCTCGCCTTATTATAAGTAGTTCTGTTGCGGGAAGGGTCTGGTCACCAGCGAGGTCTCATAAGCCTTTGCCATCCTTGGTTCGAATCCAAGTCCCGCTACCAAAATGCCCCGATGACGGAATTGGTATACGTGTTGGTCTTAGAAGCCAAATTTTGCGAGTTCGAGTCTCGCTTGGGGCACCAAATTTCGGTGATGTAGCACAACGGTAGTGCAACTCCTTCATACGGAGTAGGTTAGTGGCTCGATTCCACTCATCACCACCACATAAGTAGTTAAGTTCGGGGGATTAGTATAATGGGATTACGGCAGCTTTGCAAGCTGTTTATGAGAGTTCGATTCTCTCATCCTCCACCAATGTATCTCGATGGTGTAATGGCAGCATAGCAGTCTCCAAAACTGTTGGTTGGGGTTCGAGTCCCTATCGGGATGCCAAGTTTTTGCAGGGTTAGTTTAATGGTAAAACAGCAGATTTCCAATCTTCGGTTGAGAGTTCGATTCTCTCACTCTGCTCCAAGTTTTTAATGAGGTAAGAAAAGAGGTAGTTATGCGTAAAGCAATCAACATAGATGAAGTCAGAGATTTCATCTTGGCACAGACTCCAGAAACCAAGATCTATATTGGTGGTGACTCTGAAAGATTCTTAATAGGAAAAGATTGGTACGCAGATTACATTATGGTTGTTGTTGTTCACATCAATGGAAACAATGGCTGTAAGATTTTTGGTGAAGTACAACGTGAACGTGACTGGGATAAGAAACGAGACAAGCCACGTATGCGTTTAATGAACGAAGTTTATAAAATTGCAGAGTTGTATCTAAAGTTGCATGATATATTAGAAGATCGTGAAGTGCAAGTTCATCTGGACATCAATCCAAATGAAATGCATGGTTCTTCTTGTGTTATCAATGAAGCAGTTGGTTACATCAAAGGTATGTGTAACGTAGTACCAATGGTAAAGCCAAGAGCATTTGCTGCTTCATACGCTGCAGATAGATATAAGTCGTACATGGCTGCATAGTGCAGGATTAATTCAGTGGTAGAATGTCACGTTGCCAACGTGAATGTCATCGGTTCGAATCCGATATCCTGCTCCAAGAGCACATAAGTAGTTATATCGCCCTCATAGCTCATTTGGTAGAGCATCTGTTTAGTAATCAGAAGGTGGTCAGTTCGAAACCGACTGAGGGCACCAAATTGAATAGATTATGTTATTTCCAAAAAAAAATAAACGCAGTAGATGGTTTGTGCTTTTAGCCAAAGCACTCGGAGAAAAGATAGGCAATACAGATGAGGAAGCTGATCGTGTTGCCTACATTCGTATTTGCATTGTTGCTATTTACATAATTGCAAACATCTTTATTATAGCAGGTGTGATCAGACATTGGTAAATAATATGAGTATTTTCTTAGGCATAACCATATACCAATCTACTATATCTGATGACTTCTATAGTTTTTTGTTGAAGGAATATGACAACTTACAATCATACGAGAAACTGTATCAGAATGAGAATTTCTGGGGTGGATCTGATTATAGATTCGTTAAAGATTCTACAAGAGATTACATACAGAGTAATCTAATTACTCATGTAAAACATTATATTAATACAATTAATGTTTCTTTGCGTGATCAATGGATCAACATTCAAGCACATGACGGATACCTACCAACACATAATCATACTGGTAATATTTCATATGTAATATACCTGAAAGTTCCAGATTACCTCAAAAACTATAAAGATAAACTACCCAACGATATAGGATATTCAGAAGGTGCGATACAATTTAATTATGGACATGAGACTTCTTTATTTCCCTGTAATACTATGATAAAACCAGAAGAGAAAATGATTCTTATGTTTCCTTCTGAGTTGCAGCATTATGTTTATCCATTTAGAGATAGAGAAAGTTTACGTGTATCTATTTCAGGAAATTTAGATTTATTATAATGGATATAGTAGAAAACTTTATCTACACTGAAATGTTAGATCATGATTTGCATACGCAGAGGAAGACTGCACACTACATGCAAAATTATATAAACAATGAGTTTAGTGATGGAAGAGAATTCAATGGGCAAGTAACCCTATCAACAAAGTTGTTCGACAAGTACAACTATCTAATGTATCCACTTCCAGGTATATACCAACTCTACAGTTCTATTAAAAACGTATTCCATAAAGTAAATGATGGATTGTACGAGGACTATTTCATTCAGTGTTGGTTAAATTTTTACTACAAAGGTGACTTCATTGATTGGCATGGACATTGGCCAACTGAAGCAGAATCATGGCATGGATTCTATTGTTTAGATGTAGAGCCAGAATCATACACAGAATATAAGTTAGAAGATAAACTTATTAAAGTTCCAAGTAAAGATAACCTACTCGTTATAAGTAGAAGTGGAAGAGATGTCCACAAATCATCCGAATGGACTGAAGATCGACCAAGAATAACAATAGCATTTGACATAGTACCAGCAGAGAAATTGTTTGACGTTGGTGCATATCGCAATCCGAATCACTGGATACCGATTTGATTAAAATTTTAGATAATTTTTATAGTAACGTAGACTATGTTCTTTCTCTTTCTACTGATGCATGTAGAAAGAGAGGATGTGGTGCAGGACTAAGAAGTGAATCTTTAGAAACTCTTGACAAACATTTATACGATACATTTTGTAGTGCAATATACTCTATGCATGGTATAGATGGCAGAAAAGTTATGATGACTACTTATTTTACTGAGCATGTTTACAATCCAGAAAAGAATGCAGGTTTAATTCATATAGATGGTAGAAACCCCAATGCATGCGATGTAACATTACGTGATTATAGATTGATTTTAGGTGGACAGATTTTCTTAACTCCTACGAATGATTTAGATACAGGTATAAAATTCTATAATGTCAATCAATCAGCTGGTTGGACTGAAGAAGAAGAATTTGATATGACATTGAATAAGTGTTATACATTTGACAAACAACAATTAGAAGAGTATAATAGAAATTTCTACGAGATAGCAGAAGCCAAGAATATACAAAATAGAATGGTTTCTTGGACTGCTGGAATTAAATACAGATCTAAGATGACAGAGAAACAACAAAATAGAATTATTCAGAATTTTTATATTTCTACATGAACAAAGAGTACATAACTGCTGCATTGTATAAATGGATAGAGTCTTTCTTAGAAAAACCAAATTCATTATTAGACAATTGGTCTCCATGTCCATATGCACGCAAGGCTAGGTTAGATAAAAAGATCTATATCGATTTTGAAGTTCCAAATATTTACAAGATTGTCTCTCTCTTAGATACGTATGATGTTTTAGTTATTTGTTACGATCATACTAAGATAACTTCTTCTCAATTTAACAGTTATGCTAAAAACCTTAATACAGAATTGATACCAAAAAATTATGTAGTGTTGGAAGATCACCCAGACGCAGTAGAAATTATCAATGGTGTGACGATGAATTTTGGAGAATGTGCTTTATTATTGATACAGAAACGAGATGCACTGAAGATCGCATCGGATAAGTTGAAGAGTAAAGGATATTACAAACTCTGGAGTCCCGAAGATTTAAATGAAGTGGTTAACTGGCGATGAAATTTTGTAGAATTGATTTAGATAAAACCAATTATTTAAAACTTGATAACTGGTATATGCATAGTGAATCGATTGCTGAGTATAATAGAATATACAAAGAATATTGCACCCACAAGAATTTTGCTAGCGTGTGGCGAATATTCGATAGTCAGTATAATGATGCTAATATTGAAATGATATGTTACTATGATAGTGGAAAGTTTGTCGCATGGGATATGATTCGATTGCACGATAGGGATAACGCTGAAACAATTGAATTTGCATGGGACTATAAAAATCCAGATCTTAAACTAGGAATAGAAAGTTTAAAGAATGCATGTGCCATGTATAAAGAGAGAGGATACAAATATCTTTATCTTGGTGAAGCAGCAAAGTATAAACAAATAGATGGCTATGAAGAACTAGGGAAATTATAATGTATTCTGTGTATCAACATTGGGATCCACTGCGCACCTGTTTGGTTGGCAGATCTTATTCACCACAATTCTATTCCTTCATCAAGAATCCTCGAGTGCGAACAGTGATGGAGCGTATTGCTGAAGAGACTGAAGAAGATTATCAATCACTGATATATTTGTTAGAGAAATTTGGTGTTAAAGTTATTCGCCCAAACCTAAGCGATGACTATAGAACATATATGCATAATGGTAAAATATTACCACCACCAATGTGTCCAAGAGATTGGACTATCATGCTTGGCGATAAGTTCTATTACAAATCTCAATTCATCCAATCAACGCATGAAGATGGATTTAATAAAAATTACTTTAGTGCCACTGATATAATGTGGGATGAAGCATTAACTCACATTAATCAGCAAGGCAACAAAATTATTAATGACATCAGAGTTGTCAATCCTCCGAAAGATCCTTCGTTATTGTATTGGTTTAACTCAGCATCTACTACACGTATTGGTAAAGATCTATACTTTGGAACGAATGGTGGATGGTGGAATAAAGACAAAGTACTTGATAGATTTAAAGATCAAGCACTTGATACACTAAAGAAAAACTACCAAGACCAATTTCCAGATTATCGTTGCCATGTTATTGATACCGAAGGACATGCCGATGGAACATTCTGTCCTGTAGTCCCTGGACTTATCGTTAGTCTCTGCGATATACCAACATACAAAGATACATTCCCTGATTGGGAAGTTATCTATCTCAAAGATCAAGGATGGAATAAAATAAAACCATTTCTGGAGTTGAAGAATAAGAATAGAGGTAAGTGGTGGGTTCCAGGAGAAGAATTAAACGATGAGTTTACAGAGTTTGTAGAATCATGGCTTGGTCATTGGGTTGGCTACGTAGAAGAAAGTATGTTCGATGTTAACATGCTTGTTATTGATGAAAAAAATGTTGCATGCTCTGGATATAGTGATGAAGTATTCAATGCATTTAGCAAACGTGGTATCACTCCACATCTTGTTAACTTCAGACATCGTTACTTCTGGGATGGTGGACTTCACTGTATCACTTCAGACATAAGTAGAGAAGGAACACTAAAAGATTATTTCCCTGAGAGATCGTTATGAAAACATATTCAGTTGAATCGTATGATGATTTAATACCAGATGACATTCGTTGGAGAGTCTGGGATTACATACAAAATCAAACCTTCCATGCTACTCGCAAGGATGTCAGTTATCCAGACGTTGGTTCTGTGATATACTACAAACCAATAGACAACAAAAAAGAATACATGGATGAGAGTGTTCCATCAGTGAACAATCAGTATATGCATCGTTGCGTATTTGGACTACGTGGTGAAGGACATCCAGTCATTCAAGAATTGTGGGCTAGTATAAATTCCAACTTTGGTAATCAGTTCGTTATCGATGGTGATACAGAAGGAATGGCTGATCCAAAGTTGAGACCGAATGCATACTCACTATGCTATGTGAACGCACAACCATCAGAGACAATCAAACGATCTCATGCAATACATAGAGATACAATTGACCTGCAACAAGAAAAACACTATACTATACTCTACATGGCCAATCTGCAATGGTATCCAACATGGATGGCAGAGAATGTATTCTATGCAGATGACGAGAGCACTGGTGACACACAACAGTTCCAAAGAGGATTCGGACAATCCAGAGAATTCAATGTCGGTTATCCATATGCAATAGTGTCACCAGTCGCAGGACGTGTGGTAATATATGATGGAAGAGCAATGCATACAACAAAACCAACTGCACCATGGGCAGAACAAATGCGTTACGCAGTAGTATTCAGAGTGAGAAAGAAATGAACGAAGATCAAATGTCACCAGTCAAAAAGACTGTCCTACAATGTGATGGTCAAGAAACTATCCATGAGTTGTGGTCAACACCAATTGGTGTATCACGTCCATTTACACAAGACTTCATTGAGAAATTAAAAGAAGATGTATTCAAGTATGTCCTTCCACGTGCTCAGAAGAATAGTGTAAACGTCTGGGATCTACCAGACCTACCAGATACGATGATGGAAGTGCAGAAAAAGAAATTAGAGTTGGCAGAGAAAACTCTGACATTACATTCTGAGATGCCACTACCACCTATGCGCATTGCCAAGGGTTACTTCAGACACATTCTTCCGAATGCAGAATATCGTATTACTCCACACCAGCATGGTTCAACTCTTGGTGTTGGTGTATTCTATATTAAATTACAAAATGCAAATCCAGGTAATATGGTATTCATTGATCCACGTGGTGGAGTCAATTGGTCAAATCAGTTTAGCCCATTTAAACGTCTAAGATTAGAAGAAGGTATGATGGTGGTGAGTCCAGGATATCTAATTCATTACATTGAACCAACTGACTATCAAAAACCAGTCTATCAAGAGCGAGTGCTGATTGTATCAAACATACATAGAATGTATGAGGACTGGATCAAGATTCTTGAGAATCAAGATAACGAGAAAATGATTAAGTTTATGGCAGGTAACGAAGGCTAAGAAATGAATGTTATAAAATATCCTGTGGGTGCATTTTATTTTAAAGTTTCTGTTGATGAACATCTTCAATACAAGCAAAGTTTTCTTTCTATGTTAGATAAACATCCTGAACCAACCGATATGGAAAAACAATTTTTTAGTAAAATAGATTGGATTTATAAAAACGATGAGCGAGAGTGGGCTACACTTATAGGTGGATTAATTAATAAGTATAATACACTTATTGGAGAAACTGTTGGATATTGTTGTCCAGAAATACATAATATATGGTTTCAACAATATAAAAAAAATAATATACACCCATGGCATGTACATAGTGGACAGTTTGTTGGAGTTTATTATGTTGAATTACCAGATGATTGTCCAAAAACAGAGTTAGTGTGTCCTTGGGATAATAAAGTTATATCTGTTGATGTCAAAGAAGGAGATATTTTGATCTTTCCTTCTATGATCATACACAGAGCACCAGAAGTTATTAATGATTCTAGAAAAACTATTATATCTTGGAATTTAGTTTACAACGAAATTATACCACCATTCACAGAAAAATTTAATGTTACACAAATAAAGATAAAGGATCCGATATATGACTGATGAAATTAAACCAATGACATTCGCAGATAAATGGCATGCAGAGAAACTCTTAAAGCGAGCGAAGAAAAAAGCCAGAAAACAACTTGAATCTAAAGGATTCAGCAAAAGCGAAGCGAATCGAGCAGTAAAAGGTGCTGTCAACAATATTGCCAACAAACCTGTTAAACGTGGATCTGGTCGTGGTGGATGATAGAAAATTATAGGGAATTAACATGATATTAGTGCTAGATGATGTGATGTCTAAAGAATATTCTGATAGTTTAGATAATTTTCCATATTGGTTAAAATTTTTCTATACTGAAAAGACAGTTTATGCTGGTAATGAATATGAGATTTACCATGATGAGAACATTTTAGATTCTGGGCAATTATCAACACCACTTTATGTACTAAATGAGTATAAAGAAACCACTTATGATATCATAACTCCAATACTCTATGTGATTAAACAAAAGGTTCCACAAATTAAATTTAATCATGAAGTTAGAGTGAAATATAATATAATACCTAAAAACACAGATTTTACTCCATCTAATTACAATATACCACATCATGATGCTGTTAGCAATGCATATACTATAGTTTACTATTGTAATGATAGTGATGGTGATACATTCCTGTTCAATGAATTCTACGATGGAAAGAATCCAGATAAACTCACCATCGCCAAGAGAATTGCACCGAAGAAAAACAGATGTGTTATATTTGAATCAAATAGAATGCATGCATCATCCAGTCCAGTATACAGTAAAGACAGAAGAGTTATAAATTTTGTTATAGATGCCCATGCAAGTAATTGATGATTTCTTTCCAGAAGGACAGTTCAAAGAACTACAGACAAAAATCCTTAGTCAGAGCATGCCATGGTACTACATATCGAATATATCAGTACCACCATATCTAATGGTGAATGATCCTCTGGCTATTGAATCATCTGCAGTCCAGACTAAATTATATGATAGACAATTAAATGTAGAAACAGAAGAGTATGTTAATCTGAAGCAATATTTCACTTACATGATGCATAAACTTGGTTATACGAATGATAATTTATTAAGAATCCGAGCAGTCACAACATGGCCACAGAAAGGCATTACTGCAGAGAATTATAACATACCACATGTGGATCAGCCTAGTCCTCACAAATCGATAGTTTTCTATTTAAATGATGCTGATGGAGACACAAGGTTATTCCATCAAAAACAGAAAGTGCTCCCATCATCAGTCAAAAGATTAGACGATGATGCTTCTGATGAGGAGAAAGAAGAATATGCATCTTTCTTTATTCGAAGTGGTTTTACTGTTGAGCACACAGTGACACCAAAAGCCAATCGTCTATTAATATTCGATGGATTACAATATCATACATCTGGTCATCCAATCGACTGTGAAAGACGAGTGATTTTTAACATTAACATAGGTGAAACAACTCAAAGAGTTTATGATTAATGTAACAAATAATTTTCTGATAGATGATGAAAGTCAATCAATATGTTCAATTGATGTTACAACCTATGGTAAACGAGTTTGGGATGTGCAAGAACAATGTAGTGATGTTAAGGTTAAAAGATCAAACATCAAACCATTTGTAGTAGAATTGATCAATAAACATAACATACCTTACTCTTGTGCTGTTGAACTATTAAAATATCCAATGCATGCTATGTCGAGTCCACATCAAGATGTAAAAGGATCGCACTTTGATTCTTCCAGCAATCATAGGATAGCTGAGTGGAGTAAAACAGGTATTGTGCTACTCAATGATGATTTCGAAGGTGGTGATTTATATTTCCCTAATCTTGGAGTCACATTCAACAAAGAATATAAAAATTGTTTAATCGAGTTTCCAGCTGGAGAGAACGAACTTTATACACATGGAGTTACACCAGTTACATTAGGTACAAGATATACTTTAATTTTTAGATGGGAGAAACTATGATTGATTGCATGGTTGTTGGAGATTCAATAGCAGTTGGAGTTGCAATGTATCGCCCAGAGTGCGTGAGTTATTCACGTGGTGGATGGAATAGTTGGCAGTGGAACAAAGATTATCTTGGAATGGCATCAACCAAGCAGACAAAGACCACAATCATATCACTTGGTGCCAACGATCATCCAGGAGTGAAGACTGAAGCTGAATTACGTAAAATGCGTGCGCAATTGCTCACTGAGCGAGTATATTGGATCAGTCCTGGGATGGAGAGAAAACCGAAACAACAAGAAGCCATTGAGAAGATTGCGAAAGAATACGGAGACGTAGTCTTACCTAGACCAGAGAAACAGATGAGTCCCGATGGAGTCCACCCGAATCCCGCTGGATATAAAACGCTGGCAAGCCAGACCAAATAACCCCACCTAGAGTGGGGTTTTTATTGTCTGTAGTGGAGAGACGAGATATAATCGAATCTTTAAGGGGAATCTATGTTTGAAGTCACAGACGAGTCGGGTAATACTTTCGTTTTCGAATCTTTCGAAGAAATTTCACACTTTTTTAACGAGTGCGTGTGGGCGGTAGGGGCTGTAGACGCACAAATCACAGTGAAATTCGCTAATCCCCGCAACGATTGAGGGGAATTAATCCCTGTGAAATCAACAACTTACGAGTGGAGAAAAAAGTGGTTGTCGGTAATGCTGGGCTGGAATAAGATTACTCTATCGTTGAAATTATGGAGAAAAGTGAAATGAAAAACGTAACAGCTATCACCTTCGATGGAACTAACTACATCGCTAAAGTTGGCACCAAGACTATCAAGTCTTATTCTAAAAAATATGTGGAGCGTCAAGTGACAAAAATGGTCGGTGACATGGATGTGCACATCGCTGCAGTGGCTGAAAAGCAGTCTCGTTTCGACATCAATACACGATTCGGTTTCGTGGAAAAGTTGGTGAACATGGTTGCTTCTGGTGTTCAGCCATCCGCTGTTATCACTGGTGAAGGTGGTCTCGGCAAAACTTATACCGTAATCAAGACTCTTGAATCCAATGGTCTCAAGGATATCTCTGATCTTGCTGACTTCCAAGTTGGTGATGTGCTCAATGCACGCAAGTGTTTCACCATGGTTAAGGGTTACTCCACTGCCAAGGGTTTGTATCGTACCCTGTTCGAGAATCAGAAATCAGTTATCGTGTTTGATGACTGTGATGCAGTGCTGAAGGATCCAGTTGCCCTAAACCTGCTCAAAGGTGCATTGGATTCTTACGGTAAGCGTATCATTTCTTGGAATGCTGACATGAAGGACGACGATCTGCCACGCAGTTTCGAATTTACTGGTCGTGTGATTTTCATCTCCAACATGGATCAAGACAAGATTGACCAAGCCATCCGTAGTCGTTCAATGATGATCGACCTGTCGATGAGCACTGATCAAAAGATCGATCGTATGGAATTCATCGCTGGTTTGGCTGAGTTCTTGCCTGAGTACGATGCAAAGATCAAGTCTGATGCATTGGCTTTGATTCGTGAGATCAAAGACGAAGTGAAAGAAATTTCTCTGCGTACCCTGATCGCTGTGTCTAAGGTTCGTGCTTCCAACAAAGATTGGAAAGATCTGGCTACTTACATGTTAACTGCTTAATCGGAGGATTTATGATGACTTACAAAGATGCCCAAGTGGCAACCGAAATGTTTGACAAGACTCATGGATCGTACTTTGATCGTGGTGCTTCTGATTCTTACTATCATCGTCCACGTGACCCACATCGTGGTGGAGTTGGTGGTGCTTCTGGTCCAAGAATCGAAGCAACGAATCCAGCAACGATCAATGAGTACAATGCTGGCTATGATTACAATGAGCAGTTTGGTGACAAGAAAGATTGGAATTAATATGATTGATAGCCTTGGAAAAGAAGTGGTGTTTGTTCTGCATGAGGTCAACGATGATGGTGAATCCATCCTTGGAGTGTATCGTGAGTATGCCGATGCTTTAAAGGATAAGTATAACATAATTCGTGATTATTATGACATTCCCGAAGATGAGGTGGCAGACGAAAATCTCGATGATGAAATCGAACCCAATGGTGCTTACTACACCATTTTAAAAAGACAACTACTATGATTAATTGCAAATTGACCACTAGTGAAGACGATGTAAAGATTAAAGCAGTCCTTACTATGTTAGAGGAAACTGGTCTAATTAAAAAGTATCTTGGAGCATGTACATCTGCTTCCAAGGTGCTTTACTCATTGTTACTTCAGAATGGAATACGTTCCAAAGTGGTGATTTGCAATGCACTTCTTCGAGTCCACGTACCAGATAAACCGCAACAACTATTACTGATAGGTTTCGCTGAGACTGTTAAACTAGAAGCCCATTTGGAAGACCTACATGCAGTGGTGATAACCGAAACGAATCCAAGATGGCTAATTGACACCAGTATTGGTCTACACTTACCAACTGAGCACAAGATAATCTGTGAAGTTGCCGATGAGCATGACATACATCTGGGTAACTATAGCAATCCACTTTACTCGATTACTTACACTAAACGTAAGTTAACCAAGCATGATTGAATCAATTAAGCGTCTCAAAGCCTATCATGAAGCGATAGAAATTCGTCATATTCAGGACAGGCGAGCACAACGACAACAGGAAATTCGTCAGATAGATATACGTCTACAAGCCGAAAGAATACGTATAGAAAGAAACAGGGAGTTAAATCAAAATGGTCAAAACATCGATAAACTTGCATAGTAAAATCAAACAAGGTTGCGCTATCGCAATCGTTCTCAGTAGTGCCCTAACATTGTACTTTAATTGGGGAAATGACATTGGACTCATGGCCATGGTGGCAATCGTTGGCTGGATGGACAAGGTGTTTGGTGATGAATAAAATACTAAGTGATATAGCCAAAGAAGCACTAGTGGAGCACTGCATCTCTCATGTAAGACTCCAAGCATTTGCTGAGTTGATTGTGCGGGAATGTGCTCAAATATGTCAAGACCAGCCTAATCATTATGCTTTGAAAACAGACAGAGATAATTGTGCCGTTGCAATTAAAGAACACTTTGGACTCGGGAAAGACATGAATCTACTCAACATCGCTGCTGGGGATGCTATCATTGGCGTAGATAAGGAATATAAACTCGCTCCACTGGCAGACGCTGATGCATTTGCTCATCAACGTAAATATACCTATATCGTAGATGAAGACTCTAGTAATAGCAGGTAATGCGCATGAGGCAAAGTACTGGATCATAAACGATCTGGGGAAGAAATATCCCACCAATAACTCACTAAGCATGTTGGATTATATCATAGTTAGCAACCCAGACCAACTACGAGGAATGCGAGATCCTACAGGTATATTCGTAGGAACTTGGAAGCAACGACCAGATATATTCGAATTGCTTAATCGGCTACTGGTGAATATGATCGAGCCAAGCAAGCATAAGATAATCCAAGACTTACTGGTAGAACATATAATGAAAGAAACCCAATGAAGTACTACACAATCGTTTTTCCTGGAGAATGCGGACAACATGTGCAAGAAACATGGCGCACCGACCAGATCCTACAGTCTTACTACACTTACTGGGTAACGAAAATGATCCAAAACAATAATTACTTGGACATATCTGAAGAACGCTGTATAGACGACTGGTGCGTTGTTCACTGGGCAATAGAAACTGATGAATGTGGAAACAAAGTATGAACGAAGAAGATTACGATGTAGTAATCGACACACTACAAAAGAAAATCGATGCCCTATGGAAGATGACTAAGTCTAATATGGATAATGATATGATGAATATTATGGATGATATTCGGTTAAAACAGATAGATGAGTTGAAGAAAGCAATAGAACTATGGTTATGGAAGGAAAGAAAATGAACGAAGAATTCATCTATGAAGGTAAACGCTATAGATATGATCCAGACTATGATACCTTTCGTAGAGTGGACGATGAACAAGAAACAAGACTGTCGAAGTATGGATGGATCGTGCTTGTGGTAATTATTGTTTTGATTCCACTATGGTTATCGTAATGAAAAAAGCCAAGACAGACAAGGGATGGGCTGGTCACAAGTTATTCGGTTATACGTATAGCGATAGAGACATAAGAACCAATGAGGACAAGTATCAAGACGCTGTTCTGGATAACCTAGAGAATCGTGCTAAAAAGTCTAAGAAGAAACAATTAAGGAGAAAGACAAATGTTTTATAAGGATGAATTCGTTGGTAATTGGGAAGATATGATATACGGTGATATCACTCAAGCAAAATCACACTTAGAACTAGAAAGTCTTATCAACAAATTGCAGAATAATCTTGGTACATTCTACGAGCACACCGCACCTGATATCATAAAACAAACGCATCAAAAACGTCTAGAAGAAGTGTTGTTGTATTATCAGCGTATGGGTGGATCGTGCTAGTGGTTATCGTAGTGGGCAAATTTCGTACTTTACGTGATCATAGCCCAGTGAGATACGATGGCGTATAAACCAAAGCCCTGCCCTAAATGCGGCACAGTGCACACCAAGCGTGGCTTATTCTGCTCTCGCTCATGCGGTAACTCACGTGCGATGCCAGACAAGCAAAAAGCCACGATGTCCAAGGTGAAGAAGGAATGGATGAACACGACTGATGGTGGTGAAGTGGCACGATGGCGCATCAACAATCACGATAGTCCTGAGCCGATTGCACCAATGAAATCAATTGATCTTGGTGCTGGAAAATTTGTGGAGGATGGCGACCTGTGGAGCGAAGTGTGATTCTGCAAGT